GCGAATTCGGTAGTTGGCGGCAACCATGTGCCGATATAATTCCCGTCTTCGTCTTCACCGGTAATGAACATCATGTCACCGGCAACCGGATCGTTCGTGGTTGTTGCGACGTATTTATCAGTACCATCACCAGCGCTCAGCATAGTGATTGGCAATTTCGCATGCGAGTGCGGTTTAGGCACACGTTTGTTGCTCATGCGAACATCGTTATTACCAACGACAATTGGATCGGTGTCGTCAGCAGCTTCACGATTCAGATAAAAACCACCAGCGGTTTTGATGGTTGCTAGCGGTGGGCGGAATTTGTCGATTTCGCCAAGGATCGGGTCGCTTTCCTTTTTGAAATACTGCACTTCGTTGTAAATTTCTTCAACGGTAGTGAGAACGGCCCACGAACCACGATAACCGGAGTCATCGTATTTTTCTGCATCAACGCGACGCATCAGCGTTTTGTAATCTTCGTGTTCTGGATTCGCGTTAATCCAAGTCACGTTGTACGGAACGGTAAGGGTATCCGGTTCAAGATATGAAACGAGAATGGAGAACTTGTTTACTCCATTCTCGACCACAATCTCGACCGGGTTGTATTTCGACAAACCGCGAAAGTCTAAAGCAAGCGCGATTTTGTCATCAATAAACTCGGTCAGCGTCATGTTTCGCGCCCTTATTTTTGAATGTCGTTGGAAGTCAGCGGACGCCATACAGCAGTATTTGGACTGGTGGCAATCAGAACCGAACCGGTGACTGGTGCCGCGCTATTGCCAACGGTGACAACGCCAGTTTTGGTTTTGATTTGTGTTGCTGGAACTTCCGGGTGCGTGTGTTCGGTTGGTTCGCGTGGATCGCTCATGCGCGGATCGTTATCGCCCACGGCAATTGGCGTTGCGCCGCTTACAGGGGCAACCGAAAGACGCGCAATACCGAGAACATCATCGGTCGCAATTGGCAGCGGATCATTTTGAGCCAGAAGCGCGGCGTCTTCGTCGTCGTAATATTGATCCTCTTCATATTGCGCCATGGTGTCGATCACTTCGTACGTGTGAACGAAACCTTTTTGTGGATCAGCTTCTTTCGAAACACGGCGCAAAGCTGCACCGTAATAATCGCTTTGTGGATCGAAGCAGAACCAAATGAAATTCAGCGGCACGATCAGGTTGTAGGGTTCGCGATATGCACACACAACGGTGTTCACTTTGCGAATTGTCGGATTCGACTGGCGGTGCGTGATTGGGTTGGTTTCGTCCATGTTCTGGATATCGGAAACCACACGCAGCGCGTCGATAATGAGTTCGAGGTTTTTCTCAGCCATTTCTCTTAGCTCTCGGTGAAGGTGATGTTTCGGCCTTGTCCCATGTTGCGAATATCAGCGCCCAAATGAACGCGTTTCGCAGGGATTTTCGGATCAACGATGAAATCGACCTTCATGTCGTTATTCGCGACAACGGCAGTCGTGTTATTGCGTTCGTCGCAAATGGTTTCAAACTCGTTGATACCCCGGCTATCAACCGCTTTCTGCGCTTCGCCATCCACCAGATTTTTCACTTTCAACCGTTCGAAAGAATCGTTCGGGTTGAATACCGATGGCAGGAACGATTTGCGAATAATCGACTTAATACCGTTCACCAGACGACGCACGTTGATGAGTTGCAGATTCGACGCAAAAGTTTGCAGCGTTTGCTGGTCGAAGATAACAAACCCACGACCCGGAATTTTCCGAATGATGTTGATTTGCGCTTGATCCAGTGCGTTGCGTTCGTCTTTGTTGTATTTGTATTCCAAATCAGAAACAGGAATACGGCCACGGTCGATACCAGCAGGCGCCCAGTGATAGGCTTTGGTGCGGTCGGTGTACGCATAACGCGCAGCAACCAAACCAGACGGCGGGCACCAGAATTTCTTACCGGTAACGTCATCGGTAAGCTGTACCCATGGGGTGTACATTGTGCCGTAGCTGTTCGAAATATTCAGAGTGTTATTCCGATAGTTCACAGCACGTGCAGTTTGTTGGAATTCGCGAGGAATATCGCAAATCGCAATTGCGTCACCGCGTGCTTCGGCTTTCTTGATGATTGCCTGATGCACGAATGGGTGCGTGTAACCAGCACCAATCAGCATTTGCACTTCGAAAACTTCGGTGTCTTCGATACCTTCCCACGCGTCAATGATTTGCTGGGTGGTTGCACGTTCGCCGTCAACGCCACCAGAAAGCCATTCGAAAACTTCGGTGTGGAATTCAACCAGCGGAGCCAGTGGATTGTTTTTGATACGAATGTAATTGGAATTGGCGTTGACTTTATCTTCAACGAACAATTGGCTACCCATGCCGTCCAATTCCACGCTACGCGAGCAGAGGAAAGTTTCAACAGGAACGGATGCGCTACCTACGTAGTTCACGAAAACTTCTACGTAAAACTGTTTTGCGTCCGAATGTTCACCGGGCAAAGTGCCTTGCGGTGCGCTCGGGCGAATGCGAACAGAAATGCTGTCCGACCACGAACCCGGAGAACGTGCCGCAATAAACATCAGGACGTTTTTGATACCTGCTTTATCGGGAGTAAAACCGATTTCTTCCATCGGATCGCCCAACACGCCTTTTGGCTGATTGGTGCCATCGTCAAAATTCACCAGTTTCATTACCGGTTCGCTTGCTTCGGTATCGTCAACGCTCAGGTACGCACCAGCAGTGCGCGCAGTCGCTTTGTCCACTACACGGCGAACGAGAATACGGGATTCACCGAGGTGATGTTCTGCGCAATGCAGACCAAAACCGTATTTGGCGAAACTTTTAACACCGTATTTATCTTTCAGTTCTTGCTCATCATAAACCCAAGTCCAATCCAGCTCACCTTTCGACGATTCAACCACAATGGAAGCAATCGACGAAATAACGGTTGGGCTGCGTTGGCTCAGGTCTTGATCCCGGTCGTAAACACCAGCACTGGTATTTTCAAAAGCCATGGAATAAAACCCCTTTGTATCGTTGGTATATGGGAAGAGCAAACCCGTAAGAATCGTCTTTTCCACTATGTTTAAATTACTTAAAGGGGAATTAAACCAAAAAAAAAGGGAGCACTAGGCTCCCTTTCGGTATTGCGAAATTATTACTTAAAACAATCCATATCGTCCATTGGGTCAGCTTGCGTGGTGGCCCAATACTCTTTGAAAAGCTTTTTAGCCCGTTCAACATTACCTTTCCGATATGCAGTGATTGCAGGCATATACGGTTTTTCCATAATGAATTTCAGGTTTGCTTCGATTTGAATGTGGCGTTGCTTTGCGTATTTCCAAAGGTAATAATTGATTGGCCGTGGATCGCCGCGCAGCAAAAAGATTTCAATGTAGCAGAGAACCATTGCCGGATAGTTGTCATCCGCATAGTGTTCTTTTGCATCGTGAAAACAATCCAGAATTCTGGATTTTGTTTCTGCACTGAATCGCATGATCTTGTCAGGATGGCTGGCCTGTCGAATCATACGGAACAAATCTTTCATGCTATAAGAATACGAATCGCCTTTCTTTGATTTCTGGCCTTCGAATTCAATGAAATCATCGTCGTCCGCTTGGCGCTCGGTGCGTGTGCCCATACGTTCTTCAATGGCTTTACGCATTCTTTCGAATTCGTGTTCGTCATACAAACCGGCGTCGTTTTCAAGTTCAGCCAATTCTTTACCCAAAGACATTTTTAGGTCAGACAATTCCGCCATGTCACCTGCAATAATGAGTTCACGCGAGGCAGACATAATTACGTCTTCGTCGTCCTCATCGTCATCGTCATCATCGGGTTTATTCATGGTCGAATAATCAAGACGGCATAGCGCGCACAATAATGCGTAAGTGGTGTGCACTATGTCTGTGAGTTTCTTTAACTGAATTTCGTCGTCGCGAATTGCTTGCAGGTCGGCGAATGTGAGTTTCATAGCAGTCTCAATAGATCGGCCTTGTCAGAACGTGCGCTATTCAGCAGGATCGCGTTCTGCATAGTCATACGAATTTTCGATGCGAAAAAGGTAACAGGATCAGAACCATTCACCACAACAATTCGTGGAATGTGGTCATACTTCTCCAGCAGGTCACGCACCTTTTCAATCTTTTGCGGTGTGGAATCCGGCCCTACGTTTGCAATAACCAGCAAGGAGATATTTTTACGTTCTTTCGCAT